GGTTTTCTTTTTGGTGCTACTAAGTTATTACTCTGCTCCATAAGACTGCATCCTTTCTAATAGTTTGGTTTCTAGTTTTTGTTGTTCTGATATATACGCATTCACTATATCGCTATAGCCCTGTATCTCATTATTTTGTATCATACCATTAATTATCTTTTTAATACCTTGTCTTAGAGCTGGTCCAGAATTCTCTTGTTGTATCGCATACTCTATTAATACATTGCTCTGAACATCTTTAGGTAAGTCAAGTACATTGGCATATAAAGCTTCTACTGTATTTCGTTCCGCCTCTTTTGATTGTTCCCTGCTGCTATCTAAAGAGGGTTTTAGTTTTTCTCTTACATAAGGAGCTATGTCATTCCACAGCACGAAGTTATCTAATACATTGTTTGTGTCTGGTAATACGTATGCAGGAGAAGATCCTTCTGGAGATGGGAATGATATATCCCCATTAGTAATATAGATATCGTTAGTTAAGTTATTAGTGTATAGCTTAATAAAGCTCCGTACATGAGATTCTAAAGACTTGTCTGCATCTAAACCATCCCACTTGTTCTGGTTTAGTATATTCTTAGCCTCAAGAATCTGACCTATCCTAGATCTTTCGAACTCTTTATTAACAGATTTCTTTTGTATCGCCATAAATAACTTCTGTACCTCGGGTAAAGATTCCGTAGGTAGTGATTTAAAATTATCCCTAATATAATCTTCTTTATCCCTATCATCATCAAAGGAATTTATAAGAGCTAGG